GCTTCTTGTTTCCATGCGTCTTCATCGTCTTCCTTTAATGGGAGGAGGAAGAAGTCAGCAAAGATACGATCAAAAGAAAGATTACCTTTCAGTTCATCTTTCTTTTTCGAATCAGAAATAAAATAGCCAATCAAGGTATGTTTTATCTCGTTGGCTGTGTATGCAAATACACATGCCCCGGTAAACTCCATTGGATAGGCTGCAACAATGTCTGGATCGTAGAAACCCTGAAGATAAGGGATCTGCCCAGAACTTACTACAGCGAGTATCACTGAAAGATAATAAGGCTTTTTGTGATAACCCAGAAGGATCAGGCGATAGAACCATTTCTTCGCCGTAACACCTCTAGATGCTAACCAGAGGGGTACAGCTAGTCTGTCCTCAATTGAGTTCGCATACTTTAGAGCTAAACCAGGTGGGATGGGAGATGCAAATTTTCCATCGTACACTGAAACTTTGGCAAAGTCCAGGAGTACTTTGTCATATTGTCCCTCATCTTCTGGATCATCAATATCCCTTCGAAAGTGAGATATTGTTGATTTAGAATGGTTTTTCTTTAGATTTGCATTCTGGCAGAGCCATGAGTGCACTTCATAGACATCCGGGTAAAGACTCTCATCGAAACTGATGATAGAATCGTCACCCACAATGACATAGAAGTCCCGAGCGGAAAGGTGTTCCAATCCGCACTTCTTCATCAACATTCTCATCAGCACATGGTGTGATAATGAGAACAAATCAAAAGAACCCAGGAGGCCTTGAGGCTGACCTGTCAGTTGCGTATACAATATCATAGTGCCGTCAGGCATTACGAAAGTTTTTACTAGTCCGGATATATACTTCCAGAATTCGGAAACGAAGTCGGGGAGCAATGCATCCGTCACGAGTTTTTGAAACGACTGAGATAAAGTATCAGTCGCTGAGCTGAAATCTGACCCGAATATTGTATTGCAATGCGCATAACGATACTCAGGGGTTGTAATTTTCATCAGGAATCGAACACCGATCTGATGATCCTGCATAGCGTCACAAGATTCAACGAATCCAGTATTCGTGTTCTTGTAACCGAGATAACGTAGGAAGGTAGATATCATCCGGTGTATTAACATACACCTATCTTGAATATATCCTTCTGCAATGTGAACGAATCTCCATTTGCGCTTTCCGCCATTTGGAATTCCGATCGTTTTAATCATCAGTCCTTCATAACCCTCGACGGGCTGAAGTCTATATGTCTGAGTATAGGAAGTAGCCAAATCATACTGCTTCACTATCTCGTCTTGGTATATCTGGTCACATTCATATACAGAAGCGGCCAGACTGGATAATGAAAGGCGCTTTTCTTTGCCGTTCACTACCCGTGTAACAGATGATGCAGATGCCTTAAGTGTGCGATATACATCATTCATCTTAAAGATCCAATTCTTTGGATCTGAGATTCCTGATTTATCCAAAGCCCTCTTGAAATCCTTGAGGTAATTTGGAACAATCGGTTTGTTAAGGTCATCTATGACCTCCTGAAAGAGGTCAAGAAAATCTGGATCAAGTTCAGGTTCTGGACTTGTTAAAGTATTTAACAATTCCTCTGCCTGAGCTGTCACCTCCTCCTTGGATGCATTTGTTAAATTATAAATGGATCCAAGTGAAGTTGGATGGGTTAACCAGGTAACCATTAACTGGTTGGGATCAATCCCGAAACCCCCTTCTTCCAATGCATGAAGCATCAGAAAGAGGACCTTCCATAAATAAGCGTAGAAGCCAGGCTTCTGTGCTAGTATGAAATCAGGTATAGGACTACAGTCGTGGTCACCTTGATAAGTGAAAAGAATGCCCCTTAAATCACTTGGGACAAACTGAAGAGATTTACCGGATATCAAGACACATTCCCCAGTGGACATGTCTCTTGAGGATCCTGCAATAACAAATAGGTCAGTAGCTACACTGGAAAAGTAGTTATTGCCTATAGCGTTGATGACGGAGAGAAGGTCTTCATTCCGAGCCTTACAAAGCTCGCAGAAGTCTTTTACTTCAATACCTGATTTCATTCCTTTTACTTTGTCAAAGAATGACATCGTAAAATGAAAGCAGTTAGTGAAGATATCTTCCTGAATCTGGGAACTTATCTCCAAATTAAATTCAGCAGCCGAGTCACAGATTAACTGTGTCATCGATTTTGCCACTGTTGAAGCATCTGGACCTTCATACCCCACTGGATCGGGTATTTTGATCTGTGCTTCACTTCCAGTACTCGAGTGTTTTCCTTTATGGGAACGACTTTTGTTCTGGTCTTTCACAATAGATTCCTCCATTCTGACCAAGATGTTAGATTGCAAGAGGTATCACCTGCTTACCTTGTTGGAGTTGGTAAAGTTCCAACATAGGATCCACAACTCGTAGCTCACTTGCACGAGCTAAGTATTGACTGCAGTACGTTAGTGGTAACCAGCCACTTTCCGACTTTCGTCTCAACTGAG